AGATAGATATTACGGTTCCGGTTACATGAGAAGAGGCCGCAACCGCTGTAGGACGGGTTCTTATATTGGAATAAATTAATCCGGGCCAAATAGCTGGATGGAACCCAATAACCTACACACAAGCACCTAATTGGACTAAGATAGCGGCATAGGAATAAAATAATGGCATCATCATATACAACTAGTTTTGGTATTGAGAAGATAGGCTCTGGAGAACAATCTGGAGCTTGGGGCGATACCACCAATCACAACATAGATATTTTAGATCGTATTGCTTCGTATAAGTCAGTAGGTCTTTCTGGGTCAACTCATACGTTAACTGTTCGAGAAGCTTCTCCTGGATCAGGCACTGAAAACCTTCAGGATGGTATGTACCGTGTAATTAAGTTTACAGGAGCCCTTGGTGCAAACAACACGGTCACGGTAGCTCCAAACACAACATCAGCGTTTTTCATTATGATTAACGCAACTACAGATTCTGGTTCTAGTGGACCATACTCTGTAATACTAACACAAGGTTCTGGAGCTAACATAACAATTGCAAACGGTAAGTCTGCAATTGTTTACATGGACGGAGCGGGATCTGGAGCGGCTGTTATAGATGCTATTTCAAACTTGCAGTTAGCTACTATATTATCTTCGGGAGACATTACAGCGGCAGGAACTCTTAATGTAACAGGAGACACAGCCGCTGGAGATGATGCTGCCATAGGTTACACTTCTGTGGAAGGGTTAGTTCTTACGGGCCAAGGCTCAACTAACGACGTAACAATTAAGAATGATGCGGATGCTGACGTTCTAGAAATTCCTACGGGAACTACTAATGTAACAGTTGTTGGTGATTTTACGGCTAGTGGAAACATTGCTACCAACGATAGTCAGGCACAGTTCTCTAAAGGTGCTGATGTCGCATCTGCTACTGCTTTAGCGGTTCAAAAAGACGGTAACTACTTTGACGTAACCGGCACTACAACTATTACCAGCATTAACACCACTGGTGGGGCTGGTACGGTTATCAAGCTTCACTTTGACGGTGCTTGCCAACTCACACATAGTAGCACCAACCTCATTCTTGCTGGAGCACAAAACTTTACAACAGAAGCTGGAGATGAGCTTGAGTTTGTAGAGTATGGAAGTGGCACATATAGACAAACAGGTTGGTGTTTGGCGGGTACTAAACCGGGCGGTGGAGGCGGCGGTGCTTTCTTAGGAGAAGGTGCTTCAGGAGCCTCTGTTGGAAATAGCGGTGATATTATAAGAGTAAACGAAGCGATATTAAACACAAGCCAAACGATGGTTGCTACCGACAATGGTAGCTGCACAGGCCCGTTTTCAATAGCCTCTGGTGTGACACTAACTCTCTCCTCTGGCGCAACCTTTGTGGTGATATGACATGAGTATATTAAAAGTTGATACAATAAATGAAACGGCTAACAACGGTGACATTGCCGTTATTCCAACAGGATCCGGCAAGCTGGTTCTTGATGGTCTGACTTGGCCTCATGCAGACGGCAGCGCAGGTCAAATCATAAAGAGTAACGGCTCTGGGGTGCTGTCCTTTATTGATGCTCCTTCCGCTGGGTTTACACAAACCGCAGAAGTTGCCACTACAACAGGAAACTCAGTTTCGATAACAGGCATTGCCAGCGGTGCAAAATTGGTCATCGTTATGCTAAACAATGTTAGTTCTGCATCAGGTGGTGATTTTAAGTTGAGGATTGGCGATGCAGGTGGCATTGAGACTAGCGGCTATGACACAAAAGGGCTGGATATTCAAAGCAGCACGGCTACGCACACTGACGCTACTGATGGTTGGCTGATAGAAGAACAAGTTGGCGGCGCGTGTTCGTTCACAGGTCAGATTTTTCTTACACTCCAAGACGCCTCGAATCATCATTGGGTTGGAACTGGTAATTTTCAAAATGGAATATCATATGGCTTTACTGGCGGTGACAAAGCTCTGAGCGCGGAATTAACTCAATTAGCTTTAATTAGTGCTTCAACTTTTGACGCTGGCACAGTCAACGTCTTGTTTCAATAGGAGATAGAAATTGTCCACAATTATAACAGATGCAGTCACGGCTTTAAGTGGCAACTTAGCTCTAGCTCCTGAAGGCAGTGGAGTTGTAACTATTGACGGATTAACCTATCCAGCGGCTGACGGCAGTGCAGGGCAGGCAATAGTCACAAATGCTAGTGGAGTTTTAAGTTTTGCAACACCAGCAGGTTCTTTTAAATCTGTACAAGTTTTTACATCATCTGGGACTTGGACTAGGCCTTCTGGAATTACTCTTATTAAAGTTACATTAGTCGGTGCTGGTGGAGGTGGCGGTGGTGGTTCTCCAAGTGGTGCTTCTGGTGGTGGTGGCGGTGGCGGCGGTGGAGCTATTGAGCTTATTGATGTAAGCAGTGTTTCTTCTGCAACAGTTACAATTGGAGCCGGTGGAGCTACTGGAGCTTCCAGGTCTATCGGTGGAACTGGTGGCACAACATCATTTGCAGCCCTTTGTAGTGCAACGGGTGGTGTTGGCGGTGGAAGTTCTGCAAACACAACTGCTAAATTTGGTGGTGTTGGTGGGGCTGGTAGTGGCGGCAGTATTAACTTTACTGGCGGTGGTGGCGTGTCAGGGTCATCGGCAGGATCAAGGTCTGGTGGTGCTGGTGGCAATAGCTTCTTTGGCGGTGGTTCTAGAGGTAACGCTGAAACTGGTGGTGCTGGTGACGCTGGCTTTGCATTTGGTGGCGGTGGTTCTGGTGCAGAAACAGACAGTCAAGTTGGTGGAATAGGCTTTAAAGGTGCGGTTTATGTTGAGGAGTATTCGTAATGACAAAGAAAGCACTAATTCAAGGAACTAGAATTTGTGAGTTTGCTGATACTCCATTTGAAGTTCATCCAGATTTAAAATGGGTTGACGTTGCAGACAATACGACAACTCAAGATACCTATTCGAATGGTGAAGTTGTTACTTATGTTGAACCTACGCCAACAGTAAATCAAGCTAGACGAGCTGAGTATGGATTAGTAGGAGACCAACTTGACATGCAATATCACGATTTGGTTAATGGCACGACTACCTTTAAAGACCATATAGCTAAAGTCAAGTCAGACAACCCGAAGTAGGAGATTAAAATGAAAGAATTTACAGCCGTAGTCTCCCACAATGGTGGGGCTATTACAAAATACCAAGACTTTGATAACAAATCTGAAGCTGATGCTCATGTCGTTACTTATGGCGGCAAGGTAGTTCAAGGCTTAGATAATCAATTGGCTTACTGGGACGTAAGCGGTGACACTGCATCTAAGGACACCGACCAACTAGCAAAGGATCAACTGGCTGATAAGTGGGCAGCAATTAGAACACAACGTGACACGTTGATGGCTAAGTCAGACTGGATGTCTATGCCCGACAGTCCTGCTATTTCAGATGCTTGGAAAACTTATCGAAAAGCCTTGCGAGATTTACCTGCTAGTAAGTCTGACCCTAATGACATCGTTTGGCCTACAGCACCGTAAAGGATTAAAAAATGTCTGCATTAAAAACCGACACAATAACAACGATAACAGCCAACACCAATCTTACCCTGAATGGTACAGGAACTGGTGGGATTAGAATTGGTACAGGCTTTGGCGCGTTTCAACAGACAGCCTTTAGTGTCGGAACAAACACTAGTGGCACAGAAACTCTATCGGCTGTAAATGGAAACATACAAGCTGGTATCAACGGCGGTGCACATACTCTGGCTCCGCAAGCGCAACTTTCAACTATTGTTCTCCAGTATACAAATAATGGATCGGCTGGAACGCTGACTACTTCTGGTTATACAATTGTCACAGGCGATGATTTAACGACAACGAACGGCCACGACTTTATGCTCTACAGTACCGTAGTTGGCTCGTTTAAACACCTTAATGTGGTGGCTTTGCAATAATGTTAATGCCAATGTACTCATCTTATAATTCATCCACTCCTGTAACAGCCGCCTTTACTGCTAGTGCTGTGACAGGATCTAGTGCTACTGCGTACACGTTTTCTAGTCAGGCATTAGGAACGGCTGGCGCAACACGAATGATCGTTATTAATGTTACTGGTTCTTCGAATAGCGGAGGAGCAACCCCTATAAATACACTTACAGTCGCCGGGGTTTCAGCGGTTAAAGCAAAAGAACAAGTTTCCAGCGGGGAAGCGGGTTATTCACAAGATATTTGGTACGCACCTCTTGCTTCTGGCACATCTGGTGACGTTGTAGTCACATTTTCAGGCGCACAAGCAAGATGTGGCATTGGACTGATGGCTGTTTATGACGCTGATGATAGTCCCACCTTTACTAACGGGAACTCTGATGACCCAATGGTTGCTACAATTTCGTGTCCAGCAAAAGGAATAATTATTGGTTCTTGTACTATGAACGCAGACGAGGGCGTACCAACTACTACGTGGACAAACTTAACCGAAAAATACGATCAACAAGTTGAAAGCATACAAAGTCATAGCGGAGCATTTGCTACTTTTGATTCGGCTCAAACAGATTTAACTATAACTAGTAACCCTAACGTAGCGGTGAGTCGCAGAGCAATGCCACTTGCTGCTTGGGGTCCAGCGGGTGACGCAGCACCAGAATACATCACGCTCGCATCTTCAGATTGGCAGGGCGATACTGGCTCTGCAAGTCTTGGCGCTGGTACAGTAAGCCTGACGGCTGGCGATAAGAATATTAGAACGGCTGACGCTTTGATCCCCGCTGGCGTAGACTTTGACTTTGAAGCTACCTTTGCAACAACTTCAGGCACACAAGCAATGGGAATTACAGATAACGGTACAGGTACTGGCGCAATGCAACCTACAACAACTAATCCTATTTTTACTGCTCGTAACGCTGGGGGCGATGCGAGGGGATGGCAAAATGGAAATAGTGTCGTAGAAGCTGGTAAGTCGGCGGGTTGGTTTGGAGGAAACACTATTGGGTTTTCTCGTAGAGGGGCTGTAATTTACGGATTGATTGATGGATCGTTAGACCGCACATTTTCGGGTGCGACAACAAGCAAAGCTGTTAAATTCTTTTTCGGTTCGTCTGGCAGCGGAGCATGGGACGTAGGTGCTACGAATGTTCGTTACAGGCGTGGCGGTGGACTGCCAGATATATCGTAAAGTAATAATTTAAAGGAACTACTATGGACTATTTATTTCGCAAATCAGACAGTTCAGCTAATAGCCTTGGTGGCACAGTTGGTCGAGTTACGTTGCCAGAGATGCAAGGTGGCGATGTTGTTTTTACAGGCAACCAACGTCCGTTAGACTTAGGCAAATATGTTCTTGTCAAAGCTATTGAGGTGACCGAAGAGGTAACGTCTACTAAGAAGCGTGGCCCAACAACTACTGCGATAGACGGCGACAAGCAAACAGTAACGCTAACGCACACAGCCGTTGATCTTACCACTGCTGAAAAGGCACAAATAGAAATCAACAGGCTTGAGGCTTTGGAGACACCAACTAAATTAGCTGAAGCGGTGCTTACGGATGCGGGCAAGACTTGGTTACAGGACAATCGTAATCTAATTAAGACTGAACTTGATAAGTTGTAGGAAGTTAAATGCCTTTGTCGAAGATACAGTTCCGACCTGGGGTTAATCGTGAGACTACGTCTTACGGCGACGAAAATGGTTGGTTTAACTCAGACTTAATCCGTTTTCGAAAAGGTCGTCCTGAAAAGATGGGCGGTTGGTCTCGTCTAAGTAGCAATACCATAGAAGGAACGGGACGGTCTTTGCATACTTGGGCTGCATTGGACGGCTCTAAGTTCATGGGCCTTGGAACGGAAGCCAAGTTTTACATAGAACAAGGTGGTGGTTATAACGACATTACACCTATCAGGTCTACCGCCACTCTTGGATCTAATCCTTTAAAGACAGGATCTGTTGTTTCTGGTGCTACGGTAATTACCGTAACAGCCATAGCACATGGAGCGGTAACAGGAGATTATGTTACTTTTAGTGGTGCTACGGCAGTGGACGGTATAACCACGGCCCAATTAAACATTGAGCACAAAGTAACAGTTGTTGATTCTAACAGTTATCAAATAACAACTACAGGTACGGCCTCTTCTGGAACCACGGCTGGCGGTGGTTCCGCTGTTATTGCAAACTATCAGATCAACACAGGTCTTAATACTGTTGTAACAGGAACAGGCTTTGGAGCGGGTCTTTGGAGCGGTGTAACAACAGGATATTCTCAGACTACCCTTAACGATAGTGGTGGAATAAACGACAGTGTGACCTCGTTTACCTTAACAAGTGCGACTAACTTTGAAACAGCAGCGACTACAACAAGTGCAGATTTAACCGTTGCCAGTTCTTCTATTACCGTTGCAAATTCTAGCGGGTTTCCTGCTAGGGGTACGCTTATTATAGGTACTGAAAAAATACGTTACGGAACGAATGTAAGCAACGTGTTTGGTGATCTAACAAGAGCCGATGACGGAACGACAGTGGCTACTTCTTCCAGTGGTGATGCGGTTACCTTTGTTGGACTTATGTTGATTGGCAGTGAGTTAATTCAATACACAGGTAAATCTACTCATTTAATTAATGCAGGTGTTGTTCGAGGTGCTCGTGGAACTAGTGCCGCTTCTCATAGTGATGGAGCAACTGTCAAAGAAGCAAATGACTTTGTAGGATGGGGGTCATCTTCTAGCACTGCGGCAAACACAGGATCAAACATCCGCTTGTACAGTCAGGACAACTGGGGCGAAGACTTACTCCTTAATGTTTTTGATGGAACCCCGTACTACTGGGATAAGACACTGGGCCTTGGTTCACGGGCCACGGACCTTGCCTCTCAACCAAATGCGTCTGGTGCTCCTCTTATAACTCGCAGAATAATGGTTTCAGGTGCGGATCGACACGTAGTTTGTTTTGGCAGTAACCCTTTAAATGAGACGGCTCAAGACTTGTTGATGGTTCGCTGGTCCGACCAAGAGAACCCAGCGGATTGGACACCCACCGCTACAAACACGGCTGGTTCTCAACGTATATCGTCTGGATCAGAAATTATATCGGCACAAAAGACCCGTCAGGAAATGCTTATCTGGACGGATACAGCCCTTCATGCCATGCGGTTTACAGGCCCTCCGTTCACTTTTGGTTTCAGTATGTTAGCAAACAATGTGTCTATCATTGGACCAAACGCTGTAACAACAGTTGGCGACAAGGTCTTCTGGATGGACCGTGAGAACTTCTATGTCTACACAGGTCGTGTTCAGGTTATTCCCTGTACTCTTCTCAGATATGTGTTTGACGACATTAACCTAGATCAAAGCTTTAAATGCTTTGCGGCTTCCAACAAGATGTTTGACGAGGTGTTCTGGTTCTACCCTACGGCGGATTCTACTGAAATAGACCGCTACGTTAAGTTCAACTTTACGGAGAACACTTGGGATCTAGGAACATTATCGAGAACTGCTTGGGTTGACTATGGGATACACAACAATCCAAGAGCTTCTGGAATTTCTAACTCTACAAACTTTGTCTACATTCATGAGACCGGCGACGATGACGATGGCTCTGCTATGACTTCGTTTATTGAGTCCGCTGACTTTGACCTTGGGGACGGCGAACAGTTTATGTTTGTAAGTCGTTTAATACCAGACATTGACATCACAAGCACCAGTGCTACCGCCTCGGTAGATTACGTATTAAAGACCCGCAACTTCCCAGGAGATAGCTTGGCTACTAATTCTACTAATGTAGTAACCTCCAGCACTCAGCAATCTTTTCTTAGAAGCCGGTCAAGGCAGGCTGCGCTACGCATTGAAAGTTCTACGACCAACATAACGTGGACGCTGGGTGATCTTCGCCTTGATATACGTCCTGATGGGAGACGCTAGTGTCTAGTTTGCTCGATCACAGTATGCCCATGGCTCCAGATGAGTACGATGTCGATACGTTTGTTCGAATTTTGCGTGATCTTGAGATGGCTCTTACAAAAATAGACTTTCCTGCTGTTGTTAGCGGAGAAGATGATACCAATGGTTTGAACTGGTTTATGGACTGATGGCTTCTGCTTACAAGAACATAGTAACGACGGTAGGTTCTACAGGTGATGTAGTCGTATATACATGCCCAGCGGCTACCGAAGCACTTGTAAAGAACATCAATTTATACAATAGCCATACGGCGTCGATAGTGGTATTCTGCAAGATAGCTGATAGCTCCGCTTCGGCAACGGTATTTTTGCAGAAGATCACTTTGGCTACGTTGGCCTCTTCTTCTGCTACCGCAGACGTGTCGTTTACAGGTCCTTTTGTTTTAGAGACCGGTGACACGCTAATATTTAACTGCGCTACCGCAGCAAAGATTCAAGTCTTTGCCAATGTTTTGGAGCTTTCCTGATGCTACAACAAACACACACAGTATTAAACAACGGCTTGCAATCTTTTGCAGATGCGTCTCCTGATTACGAATTTGCCCCAGTTGGCATTGGTTCCATGCACGAACAAGCTAAGAAGCTGGCAGAGTACGGTCGGAACGGTGACATATATGTAGTTCACGCTGCGGAAGGTGAGACGGTCATACCCCTAGAGGTCCTGAACGCAAACCCAAAGATTAAAGAACTTCTCTTTG